TTAGTCATATCTGCAGCTGATCCTTGAATTAATTTATTCAAAGCTTTGTAAGTATAGGCTCTTCTAATCCCTGGTCCGTGTTCCAAGATCGCATCATCATGTGTCATTGCTTTATGCATACCAAACATATTGGGCTCCCATAGATGAAACCTACATAATCTTCCAAGTAAAGTTCTTATCTGACCACGTTGCTGTGCTCTTTGCATTACGTTATCCATCAGCTGTTTAACAAAAGGAACTCGATCATGATATTGTTTAAACAAATCATCAGAAGTTTCTTTATCTACCCCTAGTTCAGCCTGTAATTTATTTTTACCCATACCATAGAATAATCCCAAGTTAATAGTTTTAGCTTGAGATCTTGGTATGTTAGCCATATCTGCTACAATTGTATGAAAATCTGTATTGGGGTCATTATTATAGGAATCTAATACATCATCAACGCCGTATAAGTTCTGTAATCCTGCATAATGTACTACCAGCCTAGGCTCTTGCTGAGAATAGTCAAATACACCCCATGTATGGCCCTTCTCGGGTATAAATAACGACCTAATCATTGGTCCAAGTTCCTTATTTCTTGCTGGAATTTGCTGTAAATTAGGGTTTGAATAACTAAATCTACCTGTCACAGTTCCACCATTATCTCCACGTAATTGATTTATCTCTGCATGGATTCTACCTTTATGAGAATGTTTTAGTATGGTATCAATAAAAGTTGTGTGAGCTTTATTAGTTTCTCTAGCCTGTGCAATCTTTTGAACCACTGGATGTGGATGGTTTTGTAAAAAATTCTTAGTAAAAGAAGGAGCAGATGTTTTCTCAGTTACATCATAAGGTAGTTTTAGTTTTTCAAAAACTTTGGCAATCGATCTTGCGGCCCATATCTGAGGTTCTATTCCTGTTTCTTTTTTCACTGCTAATAGCGCTGCTTGTTCTCGTGCAACTAATTGTTTCTTTAATTGATTTGCTGCTTCCACATCTACACGAACTCCTAAGAAACGCATATCAACGAGGCAAGGAAATAGTTCTGTTTCCATATCGAAAATAGATTGTATATCCTGACTAACTATTTCTTTTTTTAAATACTTCCATAACTGTAAAGTAATAGCTGCATCTTTTTCTGCGTACTGACCTACATACATGGCAGGTAGTTTATACATTTCACCTTTAGGATCGATACCCCATTCTTTTGCTGCTGCGTATAATGCAGCTTCATCTTTACCAGTACCTGTATATTTTTTAGCACAAGTATTTAAATCAAAACGAAATTGATTCTCATCACACAAGGCTGCTGCAATCATAGTATCTATAATGGTGCCATTAATTTTTAAACCCATAGCTCTAATCCAACAAACATCATACATTGCGTTATGAAATATTTTACTAGCGTTAGTATTAAGCACATCTTGAAACCATTTAAGAACCATAGTTTTGTCCATGTTCCCACCACCGCCATGAGCGATAGGATAATATCCACACCATCCTTCAACAGCAACTGCTATACCAACAACTTCTCCTTTACCAATGATTGCTCCTGACCCCATTTTAGTTAGTTCAGGATCTTTAGTCTCTAAGTCAATCGCAATCTCATCATATTTTGATAGATCTGGAAACTCTTCTGGTGGTAGCCATTCTGTTTGTGGTTTAAATATTATTTTCTGCATTTTTATTTATCCTTTTTACTTTAGTTAATTGTTCCATATCCTGAAAAGGAACCATAGTAATTTTATCTTGTCTACCTTCACGTTGATATATTTGATAAACTCCTTTTCCTTTTTCAAAATTATTTTCTTCAAGTTTAGTTGTTACATGTTCTAATAGTTCTTGTCTTTGAACCAGTAACCAATGGTCAGCTCTTTCAAATACTATGTAGTCTGCTTTGCCATTTACCCAACCAGGTTTACCTCTAACATTGGTTCCTTCAACCCAAGCAATATCATCTTGTTTTTTACTATCCCAACGATTTACTTTCTTCATACCTTTGACATCAAACTTTAAAAGTTTATTATCTAAAGTACCTTTTACATCCCAATGCTCTTGCATATCTTGATAGTCATTTGCCCATATGGGGTCTTTTAGATTCTTCGCAAAGTTTTCTTCTATTATTTTTGCTCTTGCTCTATATTCTTGCCAACTCATTCTTGCTCCTTTTTGTTATAATAATAAACCATTCTTAAACTTCCTTCATATTTTTTTAGTCTTTTTTTCATTATTTGATTTTCGTCATATATTTTATTATATCTTTCAGTTAATCTTTTAATCTGTGGTTCATAAATTTTCCTGTAATGTAAAGACCAATTTTTTGCTGCACTCATTTATCATCTTTCATTTTTAATATCTCTAGATCACAATAGTGTTTGATCTTTTCTAGATCCTGTATACCTGCTTTGTTTTTATATCTACAAACGTATTTAATTACGTTGCCTTGAAAGAATGAAAGATCATTCTTTGATATAAATTCATAAGGTTGAATTTTAAATTTTTTATAATGAGATCCACCGATTTGTTTATCTTGTGGAAAAGCCTCATCAAACACGCCTTTATTCGTCATAATACCTCCTCCATTGGGTAACATTTGCTATCATCTTTTGGTCTTATAATATGTAAGTGTTCCTTTGTTCTTGTTGCACCTACGTAAAATAATCTTGTTTCATCATCTTGATTCTTGTCATATGATTTTTTAGTGTTGTATGTAAGATCAGTTAGTAAGACTACGTTGTCTTCTTCCCCACCTTTAGCACTATGAATGGTTGATAGTTTGATCCGTGGTTCTTGGTTCAACATCTCTCCATTACGTTTCATACGTCTTATATAATTAATTCTTTTCTCTCCCGCTTGATCAAAAGCTTCATACCAAATCTCATTAGTTTGAAGTCCATAGTCTTTTTGTAATTGTTCTAAACTATACACACTATTCTTAACCATAGATTTTAATCTATCCTTGTTCCATTTCTCTTTGCTGATGTATTTTGAAATATTTTCTATTTGTTTCGAATCTAACATCTGTCCCTTAATTAAATATTCCCAACTAGTTGCAGCTTGTTGAATATCTTTTTCATAAAGTTTCTTGAATCTGTTCTCATAATAAAAACCTTTATCTCTTAATGTTTCTTCTAGTGCATCTAACATTGATCTTGTTCTAGTTAACACCAACCATTTACCTGTTGACATATCTACATCTTCAAAGTGATCATAAGAACTTAACTTTCCTTCATGTTGTTTAGGGTTCCAACTCTTCTCTATTCTATTATTAACTCTACCAATAATTGAGTTTGCTAGTTCATGTATCTTTCTTGGAACTCTTCTAGATTCTTTGAGTTCGATAATCTTTCCTTTTTGTGCGATGAATGAATCAACATCTGCACCAGCCCATCTAAATACAGCCTGGTCATCATCTCCTGCAATAAAAGAATCAACTGTTTTATCTGTAATATGTTTGACCATATCCCATTGCATTAGAGATAGATCTTGTGCTTCATCAATAAATACTACATCAAAGTTTGGTGACTTTTCTTCTTTGATAAAATTTAAAATCATATCGTTATAGTCAATAAGATTATAATCTTTTTTATATTGTACTAGTTGTTTACTTAAATGAATTAGTGTTGAGTATTCAACATCTTGATTATGTTCTTTTAGATTATACTGCTCATCAATTGTAATGTTTCTAAGTTTAGCCAAATTAATTATTCTAAGATAATCACTTTTAGTAGAAAACAATCCAGTCTCTTCTTCATCATAATCATTATAGTCTAGAAACAAATGTTCTTTTCTTCCCAGATCTTCGTAGTGTCTCTTCTGCATTACTTGATTCTTTTTTAAACCCAATGATTTAAAAGCTAGTGAATGAAGTGTTCTAAAATATGGGAGATCATCCTCCTCTAGATTAAATTTTTTCATTGCTCTTTCTTTAGCTTCATTTGCAGCTTTCTTTGTAAAAGCAAAGTAACCAATTCGATCTGGGTTTGTTGTCTTTAGATATTCATCTACCTTCTCCAATAATGTATGTGTCTTTCCTGTACCTGGTGGGCCGAATACAATCGTCTTCATTAATAAGGATCCTTTTCTTTTAAGGTCTTAGGTGTATGAGTTTTATCTGGTTTCTCAAATGCATCTACTACCATAATAGTTGGTCTCTTCTTACCAATAACAATCCTATCATCACTACAGTCACAATATTCTTTTAGCATTTGTTGTGTAACCTGTGGTTTCTCTGGCCATTTTTTTCTAAGTAAATGTCCATGATAAAATTTATGAAATATAAATTTATGTTTACCTTCTTCTGTGTAGACGTTCCCATTTAGAATATCTTTCTTAGTAGTTTCTGCTGCAGTTCTATTAGTACAGAACTCTTCTAAATGTTCTTTTAATTGATCTATCATTGAAGAACCTACTGGTGCTTTGATTAATTCAATACCTTGAAGTAACATATCAGTATACTTTTCAAATTCTTTGACCGTGATTCGTGGTGGTTTTTTATTGATTTGTTTTACAACAGTTCTTCTAAACAATCTTTGTTCCATTAAACAATCGATGTTATCTAGTTTCACCCTGTCCCCATCTACATTGACCCAGTAATAAGGTTCATCTAGTTCTACTTTTTGTAGATCAGATAGTATTGGAAATACTGCATCGCCACCAATACCATACTTCCTAGTTCTACATAATTTCTTATCACAATGATTACACATTGGATCTTCATTA